ATTTCTTATCCTCTAAAACATTAAAATCTAGTAAAACTAAATTCTAACTAAAAAACTTCACATAGAGAACATTCTAATGTCCAGATCTCTCCAAGACGGAATGTGAGGATACTGACCCATTGTTGACCAGAAATACAGAACACGTTTTCTGTAACTTTCATAATAGTCTGGGCCATATCCAAACATGTTTTCAAATGTAGCACAACAACTTTGAATGGAAGCTGCTACATTATCTCTACTTCGCATAACCCAGTTAAAGGTTTCGAGCATAGATCTTTCTTCCATCTTGTGTATTATAACACTTCTTTGAGGATGTTCAATAAAGTTACTTTTAAGAAATGTAACTTCTTTGTCATAAATGTTATAAAATTTTTGAGATACTGAACCTTTCGTTCCAACATCTGTAAGTGTTATTAAATGTTGTTCTAACACTTTTGAAATTGCTTCTAAATGAAACCATTTCGAAATAGTTTCCTTAACAGCGGCTATTAAATCATCACCATATACTATAGCTAATACATTTAATCTATAAATTTCGGTGACTTTATTTTCTCGTCGCAGATACTCATATGCATATGATATATATAAATGATTAACAATATTGTTTATCAGCGTTGTTATTGGTCCACCAGAGGGCGCACCACACATTGTTCGATAAATCAAATCAACTGCTAGGTGTAATGAATGTGCTGTTTCATAACACATGCTTTCTCTAACAAGTTTATCGTCATCTGTTGGTTTACTGTACATCCAGTACCATATATCAATAATATCAAATGCTTGAATTACACACATGCACATTAGTGTGGGACCAAATTTCTTATAATCGCCAACTAATATTTGATTACTATGCGATGTTAATATAGTAGCCAATCTGTGCCATTCAACACTATCTTTATTAATGCCTACAGAATGACCAGCTTCAAACCTGGCATTCTGATAAGCAACTGCAAAATCAAGAAAATATTGTCTAAATTGAATAGTAAAATCTACAGGGCTTAAAGAAAATATTCTAACCTTTCCAGGAACACAACATTTTTCTTCAGGCAATTTAGCATCTTTAAGACAATCCACAAATATAGTATTCGGAACAATTCTATTAATTCTTAATTGATGTTTATATTCCATAATTTCTAACAAATTTGGGTGTATACTATGACAAACGTATCTATTTTCTTCTAAATCCAAATCAAATAGCCATCTTTTATTACTAACAGGTGATTCTCTAATTGCATAATAAGGAAAACCTTCTGATGTATCAAACTCTATTGCATCATAACCAGGTAGATCAATACCACATATAGCTTCTTCAACACTCAAAACACCAACTTGCGTTCTTTGAGGCTTAGATGCTGTAATAATTTGATCTATCACAGTTTCAGAACTATACCAAAATATATCCGAATCAAATACAATAGGTACACAACCATGATGTTTAATACCTTCAACTAACGGAGAATATTCTCTATTTATACGCCTATCATTCGGATGTAAAACTGGTCTATCATACGTACTAGGCGCAAAAGTTTCATAACATACACTATGTTCTAACTTAGACTTACCGGGAGATTTATGAGCTAGAAAATCTTGAATTTTACATACTGGTAAAGTACCAGCAGGTGCTTCAATACTAGCCATCTCAGCATTTGCATCAGATGGAGGTATTTCATAAACAAATTCTCCTTCGCACAAATTATGTAAAGTTTCGAATAATACAATTTCTGCAAAACCACAACTACCTTCTGTTTTGCCTGCAATATGAACACCCAAAATTGGATTTTGAGTGTTAATATTGGCGACAATAACCGAACCACATAGTCCTGGTCCTGAATGGTTATAATTTAACAATCTGTCGACGACAGTATCTTTATTATTTAAACCCATAGGTTTAACAGCCAATTTATCAAATTGCACAGTGT